GCAAAGTTCTTAAAAAAGTTTTGTTAAGAAGAATAAAGTAGTATATTTGTACCGATTTCTTCATAATTGATAGGTTAATTGTTAACGAGAACCCTTACTTCGGTAGGGGTTTTTTAGTTTTAGAAAAAAATATCTGAAAAAAATGTAACCTTATGTTATATTAATTAGTATATTTGCAGAAACAATTAAACAATTAACTATGAAAAATTACTTTTTAGACTTGTTAGACCAAGTTACACCAGCAACAGAAGAACATAAAGACGTTTTAAAGTGCTTTTTAGGCTTTTTCCCGCTACTTATCGTTACTTTGGTAGGATTGTATTCACTTTTAATTTTAATGCGATGAGAACGGCTAAAAACACGAAACCAACTTTGATTGAAATAATCAATTACTGGCATGACCAAAAGAAGAAAAACACGGGACGTTTAAATATGCAGCTTTATTTAAGGGTTTGCGAGGCTAAAGCGTATAACGTTCGTTGGAATGAAGATAATAAAACATGGAGCAGGATATGAAATACTTAATAATAGGAATTTCGGCTTTGATTATCGAGATATGTTCTACTTTTTACATTCGTTTTGTTTCAGAAGGTGATATTTACGGAATGATGTTCTTTGCTTTTATCGGCCCGTTTTTAGGTTTGCCCTTTATTGGTTATGTAGTTGAGTCCAAAACGTGGTCAGAACGTCTTAAAATGGCTTTTTCGAGTGCCTTTGGTTATTTAGTTGGGTCAATAATTGTAATTTTATTTATTAAGCGATGAAATACAGGTGGATTAGAAAAATAACTCAGACGTACAAGGGTAGTACATACGTTAATTACATTGTAAGTATTAACGATAAATATCTTTACACTTCGTCCGTGTTAGAGTATTGCGAAGAATACGTTTTAAAATACGCACAAAAACACGGAATCAACTATTGCGATATATTAAGAACTGGAAAACATAAAAGAACTAAACATGAAAGCAACTGATTTAAGGATAGGAAACTATTTAAACGGAAAACAAGGTCACGTTGTGGTGACTGAAATTAGAACAAATAACAGTGTAAAAATAGAAGATAATACAAGTATTTTTGATGTTGGAACTTGTTTAATAGCTATTCCAACAACAACAGAATGGCTGTTAAAATTAGGTTTTACATACAATGAATCTTCAAGTCTTTACGAAAAAAGAGGATATGACGTTGATATTGTAGATGGGGAGTATTGTCACTTTTACCTTCCTGAGTTTGGTGATTGGTATCAAGATACTGAGTACATCCACCAACTTCAAAACTTGTATTTTGCTTTAACTTGGGAAGAACTAAAATTAGAACTATGAAAGCTAAAACAGTAACAGTAAGCTTCGAATATACTAATTTTGATTGCTTAGAAACAATGATTGAACGTTTAAAGTCCGAGTTAATGCAAGGCAAAGAATACTTTGAGGATGTGATTCCAGCTGCTAACGGTCATAAACGATACCTTCAGTTCATGCAGGAGTACAAAAAGACGAGAAATTTTGTAGTAAATAAAGACGTAATAACAATAAAATCTAACCTATGATACCAAAAGACGAAGCATTCAGTTTAGTTCAACACTTTTTTATTGAATTGAATTTACGTGATTATAAGAAAGCAAAAGAATGCGCAATATATTTAGCTCATTCCATGATTAGAGAAACGTTGGACGTAGAACGTATAAAGTATTGGAAGAGTGTTGTTAACGAAATAGAAAAGTTATGACACCACAAGAAAAAGCAAACGAATTAGTTGACGCTTATAAAGTTATATTAATGGAAGAAGACACCGAGTGTGGTAATGAAATACTTTGTACTGGAATAGCGAAACGATGCGCATTGATTGCAGTAGATGAAATGATTGATATTAGAAACGGCTTATATATTAACGAGGGTAGTATTGCTCATCAATGGCTCCTGGATGTTAAACACGAAATTGAAAAGCTATGAATGTTCTTGTATTATACAATGGTAAGCAAAAGATTGACTATCGTAAAATAAAACGATGGAAGGTTCGTGTTAACGTATCGAATAATTTTTATAAGAATTTTGAGTTTGATTAAAAAATAATTTATATATTTGTAATTGGTTAGAGTCTCAAACATAGTTAACCAAAAAGGAATTATTGCCCTTTCAATGAAGCTGACGTGAGACTCCAGCGGATTTGATTGGGCTTTTTTAATTTATACAAACAACAAATGAAACGTGATTCAATGATTTTTTACCGAAGCTTTTATGAAAGTGTTACGGGTTTGTCTCCAGTAATTAAAGCTGAACTTTACGATGCTATTTTTGAGTATGGTTTAAACTTTCAAGAAATAGAATTTACTAACGATATAAGCAAAGCATTGTTTACTTTGATTAAACCACAACTTGACGCAAATATTAAGCGATTTGAGAATGGTAAAAAACCAAAAACAAAACGAAATGAAAGCGAAACAGAAGCAAAAGATAAGCAAAATGAAAGCAAAGTTGAAGCTAATAACAATGTTAATGTAAATGTTAATGTAAATAAGAATGAGAATATAGAAGAACGCAAATTAAAATTTGCTGATGCGCTTAAACCTTTTTTAGATGAGTATGGTAGGGATATGTTAAACGACTTTTATTTCTATTGGACCGAACACGGTGAGAATGATAAAAAACTTAGATTTGAAAAAGAAAAAACATTCGGTATTTCTCAAAGGTTAAGAATTTGGTTTAGTAGAAACCCTAAACAATATCAGAAACAAGAAACCGACCACTTAGTTGAATACGTTAACAAACAACTTGGATTATGAAAGGAGATGCTACACAATACCTACTTGACTATAAACACGGAAAAATTAAAAAGGGTTACGGAATAGATTGTTTCTTAGATGAACATCTTAGGTTTAAACGCAAACAGCTTAATATAATTTTAGGACATGACAACGTAGGTAAAACATATTGGATAAATTGGTATTTTTTGACATTGGCAATAAAACACGAATTGAAGTTTTGTATCTGGAGCGGTGAAAACCAAAAAGGACAAATTTTACGCGACATGATTCAAATGTATTTAGGCAAAAAGTTTTCAGAAATAGACGATAAAAAGATATTAAGCACAGCAACTTTTATTGAACAGTATTTTGATTTCATTCCAAACGATAAACTTTATACTCCAGCAGATATTTTAAAGCTGTTTAAGGATAGTGATTGCGATGCTGGATTAATAGATCCGTTCACTGGACTTGATCGACCTATGACTTATGAGGGTAACTATCAGTTTTTAAATCAAGCGCGTCAGTTTGTCAATGAATCAGGAATGACAATTTACATAAACACGCATCCAAATAGCGAAAGCGGTCGAAGTGGCAACTTATATCCTGAAAACCATCAATGGAAAGGACATCTTAAACCACCTTTAAAAGACCACGTTGAGGGTGGCAAGGCTTTTTTAAATAGATGTGACGATATGTTTGTAATTCACAGGCTAATAAAACACGAAACAATGAAATATTACACTATGGTAAACGTAGAAAAAATTAAGGATATGGACACGGGCGGAATGCATACGAGATTAGATGAGCCAGTATTATGTGAGTTTAACAACGGATTAGGATTTAAAATAAATTCAGTGAACCCGTTACAATCTGTAACCGTTTCAAATAGTTTTCCTGCTAAACAACTACCTTTAATTCAACCCGATGTAGTTAACGGAAAAGAATTACTTTCGTTTTCGGAAAAGTTGAAAAACAATCCTTTTTGATTATTATAACAAGCAAAAACACGAATAAATGGATGAATTGACAATTATAACTGGCAAAGTAAACTTAGACACTACTTATTTAAAGATTAAACTAAGCCTTGAAGAAATAAAAGAACGTGCTTCAAATAGACATGACTTAATACATTCAATGGAGCGTAGTTTAGTAGACTTACAACAAGTTAAAATTAGTTACGATGCGATCGAGAAAGAACTAAGGGCAGCACTACAGCAAAATTTTAGACTTGAAAAGCTATTGCAGGAAGAAAAGTTTAAAGTAAAAGATTTAGAAATGGAGTTAAAACTAAAAGACGTTGATTTATGAGGTGTAAAAACTGCAAAGAGAAATTCGAACCCGCTCGGTTTAACATGAAGTATTGTTTAAAAGACGAATGCGTTCGTGTTTTCGTGGAAGAAGTAAAGAATAAAACTTGGAAAAAGACGAAAGCAAAAGCGAAGCAGGATTTAATGACACTATCCGACTACCTTAAATTAGCCCAACAAGTGTTTAACAAATGGATCAACCTACGAGATAAGGGTAAACCTTGCATAAGTTGCGACAAACCAATTACAGGACGTGTAAACGCTTCGCACTTTTGGAATGCAAACAACCATTACAACGTTCGATTTAATGAAGATAACGTACATAGTTCCTGCATTACGTGCAATCAATTTTTATCAGGCAATCTTTTGGAGTATAGAACACGCCTTATTTCAAAGATAGGTGAACAAAGATTTAATATTTTAGAAGCTGAAAGTAAGAAAACACGGAAGTTCACAATTGAAGAACTAAAAGAAATAATAGCTACCTACAAAAAAAAGATTAAAGAATATGAATGATATATTACAAGAAATATGGGATAACGTTCCTAAACCACTTAAAAAAGCTGATTATTGTTTCTATGTTGGAAAAGGTTATAAAGACGTTCCTAAGCGATTTAAACGCAAATTAGTCATAGTAGTTTATATTATAGATGACTTTGCAATATATTACGCTCCAAGAATTTTAATTTAAAATAGTTGTTATATTAAAAAGAATAACTATATTTGACCCAACAATTAAAACTTAAATTATGAAAAAGTATTACTGGACTATGAAGAATGGTCAAAAAATCGACATTGATTTAATGGATGAAAACCATTTAAGAAACACGCTAAAAATGATTATGCGTAACATAGAAAACGCAGAAGCTAAAGAACGTGAAATTAGAAAAACACGATTTGAACTAAATGGAGATATAGCGCAAGACCATTACGACCAAATGAGTTTAGCTGAGTATGAAGATGTAATGCGTTACGGATTTTAAAACTTAAATTATGATAACAACATTTGAAACCATTACTCACGAACTAACAGATGAAGAATTAAACTTAGTTCCTGTTATAGTTCACAGCTTCCGATTCTATAAAAAGGATAACCCTATAAAAGCTGAATTGATAGTTAAACGGATGAACGAATACTTACAAAAAAACGAATCAAAAGTTAAAATGAATGGTCCGCGTTTACGTAAGATAGTTAACTACATTCGTACAAATGGCATTATTCCTTTAATAGCTACGTCTAACGGCTACTTTACAAGCGATTGTAAGCAAACTATCGCTGAACAAATACAAAGCCTTCAGGAACGAGCAAACAGCATTGAACGATGTGCTGAAGGATTAAAGAAATTTTTATAATTTTTTTTTGATCCCATTGTTATATTAAAAAGAATAGTTATATTTGTAAAACAATTAAAATTTATATTATGAAAAACCTATTTAAAAGTTTAGCAGCATTTCAGCAAGAAGTGCCAGTAATTCACAAAGGAACACAAGGCTACGGATATTCGTATGCTGACCTTCCTAAAATCTTTGAAGTTATTAACCCGTTATTACAAAAACACGGATTAGGCTTTACCCAATTAATTAATGGTCAAACAATAGTAACGTGTTTATTCCATTGTGAAAGTGGAGAAAGCATAGAAAGTAAAACGGATATTCCTCAAGGCGTTCAGTTAAAAGGAATGAATGATTTTCAAGTATTAGGTTCTGCAATCACTTATTTAAGACGTTACGCACTATCTTCTATTTTAGGTATTGTAACCGATAAAGACGTTGATGCAGCAGGTGAGCAAATAAAACCCGTAAAGACGGATAAAAAGCCTACAATACAAGGTGAACGATTCTTAAAAGCAGTAGAAGCAATAAGAGCAGGTGAATTTACAGCTGAAGAACTACAAGCAAAGTTCGAATTAAATGAAGTTCAACAAAAAGCATTGTTACTTATATGAAAACAGCAGTAGAGTGGTTGGTTGAACAATTAGATGGCGAAAGACATTTAACAGAAAATGAAATAAAACGACTTATTCAACAAGCCAAAGAAATGGAGAAAGATCAGATAATAGATGCTTGTAAACAATGTTCTTATAGTTATGAAGAAGCAGAACAATACTACAACGAAACCTTTAAATCAGAATAGAATGAAAATACGTTGCTCACAAATAGGAAAACTAATGACTTCCCCTAAAACAAAAGGGGAGGTTCTTTCTAAAACTACAAAAACCTACATTCAGGAACTTGCAATAGAACATAAATACGGAATCCGTAAAGAGTTTTGGAGTAGATACACGGATAAAGGTAATGAAGTAGAAGACGAAGGTATCGAATTGGTTAACGATGTTCTTGATTTAGGATTCATCTATAAAAATGATGAGAATTTAACCAACGATTATCTAACAGGAACACCAGACGTAAACACGAATGAAGTTCTTTTAGATGTAAAATGTTCTTGGGATGCAACTACTTTTCCATTTTTCGAGACCGAATGCCCGAATAAAGATTACTACTATCAACTTCAGGGTTATATGTGGTTAACAGGAAAAGACGAAGCACTTTTATGTTACTGTTTAGTAAATACACCTTTTCAGATAGTAGAAGACGAAGTTAGGCGTGAACATTGGAAACAAGGGTTAATTGATGAAAGTTTAGATGTAAGAGACTTTATTCAGAAGAAACATAACTTTGACCAC